AGGAACTCAAATTCAGGTCCGACAAAAACAAGCCTTCCAATTCGGTTTTGAAGTCAATGGCGCTACTGAAAAAAACCAACTCGACCTCCGGATATATCTCCTTGGTCAGGTACACCGCCTTCACCTGCACGAACCCGTCGAGGATTGGGTAGGTATCGGACAAGAGTTGAGCCGACAAACGCTGCCGCAAGTCCAACCCTCCCACCTCCGTCACCTGATCGAGGTGGCCAAAGATGTCGACGTTGTTTTGAGTCAACGGAACCCGGAAGGACTGCGAGTAGCTCGCCAGCGGGTTGTTGATTTTCTCGACGTCGGAGAATTGGAACTTGAGATTGACGGGTGCGTTCTCGTAGAGTTCGACGTCCTTGTTGTTTATGACGAGTCTCAGCATCGGATGTCTTGGGCGATTTCAACCGTGAGGGACACGTTGTAGAACTGCGACCCAGCGGGCTGGATGGTGAGGGAGTTGGTCTTGACGGTGACGGGCTTCCATACGTCCTCGTCCATGCGCCTAATTTGCACCATGCGGGACTTCATAAGCGAGTCCAAGAGGGCGCGTTCGCCAGCGTCAAAGAAGTTCTCTTGGAGGGTGTATTGTTCCTTCCCTGTTTTGGCATAGGTGTCGTATTGAGCTCCCGCCGCGTCAAAGGAGAATGTGGCCTCGCCGTAGGTGCCAATGGTCTTGCGGAAGGTCTTGCCCTCGACGCTGATTTGTTTGGGCGCTCGTGAGTCAAAACGGAGGTACTCCCACCCGCCGCGTGTGTTGATCCATGCGACTTGTGTGGCCGTGTTGCGGCACCCTCTCGTGTCGTCAAAGACTACGCGGTAGGCGTTGCCTACTTGTGCTCCGTCGTACAAGAATATGTCGACGTAGTCGGTTTCCTCAAGGGTGAAGGGCAAGCCTCCGTATTGCGCGGAGAAGTTTGGGCCTCCTGCCATGACTTGCAAAAGCATCTGACGGACGTCGGTACCTGTGTAAACGGCCCCAACTGTTTGTGGGCTAGCTGATCCCGTATATGGGACAAAGTTTGCTTGAATCGAAAACGTCCCCGTCCTTGCCTCTCCGATGTCGTCGCCGTCGATGAAGCTCACCACAAACTCCTCGTCTCGGCGAGCGCGGTGTGTGATGACGTTGTTTACGACGGGGCGTTCAGTCAAGAACCCGACGTCATTCCCCCAGAGGTAGTCGTTAAAGCTAGGGTGTAGGCCGTCGGCTATTTGTTGCGTGCCGTTGGTCACAATGACCTCCTCGGTGTCGTCTACGCTGCCCTCACCCGTGGCATTGTCGTATTCTGCCACCTGAACTTGAAACCTCTGCATGGTGAGGCCGTCCATTGCATCGGCAAGAATCGAGGTCTTGTGCACGACCGTACTGCCCGCCTTCAAAGGAAACTCCAAGATGCTCTCGGCGATCGGTGAGAGGTCAAAGAACGCCACACCCTCTGTGTTGGGTGTCAAATAGAACTTGGCCACTTGGACTGGCGTACCTCCCGTGTACACGTTGGAACGTTTCACGATGACCACGTACCTGTCCGGCGTGGTGCCTGTGTCGTTAATTGAGAAGATAAGCGGCTGCCCTGCGGGGCGCACGTCAAAGCCGGGAGCGTCGAAGATGTTGGCGGCCATTTTATTTGAGTTTCACGGTGATGTTCCCCGTCTTGAAGGAGAGGGAGGAGAGGAGGTCTTTGACAAGGGCGTCGCCCATCTTGTCGGTGAATTGTGGCACGATGCTCTCAAGGGCCACGGAGTAGTATTTGAGGCCGTGGATTCCGTTGCGCTTGATGCTTCGCGCGATCATGAAGGCCGCGCTCTTGACGCGGTCCCCACCCTTTGGCCCAACCTTGGCAATGAACTTGCCGCTCTTGTCGCGGGGCTTAATGCCTTTGGCTTTCATCCAATTCATGATTGGTTCGAGAGGTGGTTGCTTGCTGCCAAAAGAGAAGGGGGCGTTGCGGTTCCGTCTGGTTCCGTTGACGCCCCAATGGATGAAGGCGGCGTAGGGGAGTGGCGAACCAAACTCCACCTTGCCGTCTCCTATTTTGTATTCGAGCGACTTCTGCAAGGAACGCGACGCGACACCATAGGACCGGTTCTTGCCAATCTTACGGGAGCCGAGGGTGCGCTTGGCTGCAAGGTTTACCTCTTCGGCAAAGTCCTTGAGTACCTTATCGAAGTCGTCCGTCTTCACTTCGCCTTGCCAAATACGATGGCGTTTACAATGCGTCGGAGGACGTCCACGATCTTGTCGTCTTCAGTCGATTCGGTGAGGCCGGTAATAGTGCCAGCGAGGGCGATAACGGCGAGGGCGATTTCTGCCCAGTTTTCGGTAAAAAATTCCATCATTTAGAGGGTGTTGGTGAGTCTGATTTAAGGTCTTCGACGTCGCTCTTGACGTCGGTCATTTCGGTTTGTAGTGCTTTGATTTCTGCAAGGCGCGCATTCACAAAGTCCACGAGGCGCTCGAACATAGCGAGCTGCTCGGCCCCCGTTGTTGACGCCTTCTCTGCGTCGGTCCATTCAAATTGTTCAGGCATGGTTCATAGTTATTGATAGCTCCATGTTTCGTATAGTCGCTTGGTTTGCCCCGGCGTTTAGATACGAAAAAGAAAGGGCGTTGGTCAATTGCCAAATGTTCACCGCGTTTGACGTGTCGCTCAACGTCACACTTTGATATGCTCCGGTTCCGGTTACAAGCACGCTTCCCCCAACCTCATTGAAATAGCCGCTTCCGCTCGCGAAGCTTAAAATACCGCTTTGTCCAGTTTCAACAAACATTTCACACTCAAGTGTGACCGTATAGGTAGAACCTATCGTGGTCGGCGAGGCGTTGAAAATTGTTGTCGACAGGGAGCTATTTCCCCCCATAGACCACCCCGCCCTCATCGTTTGTGTCACAGTTTGGTCAGCAAAACCGCCGAAATTAATAGTCGTAGTCCCTGTGTTCAGACCTTGAACCTTCGTTGTAGTAAGGTTGAACGTTGACACCTGACCAGCAGAGGTAGGGTACCCGCCCTCGAACGCATCCGTGGTGGAGTTGTAGACCAAGGTCTCTCCGTCGCTTGGGTCGGAGGTGGGCAAGCCGTACGCGCTCGTCTGCGTATTCGTAGCCGAACCGATGAAGAACTTTCCGTCGGGTAGGTTGGGCACGTCGTTAGTCCTTCCGATGCAAGACACCTTGAGACCTTGACAAATGGTGCCGTTCGTCTTGAGCACCACACCCACGTTTTGAATGAGGTTGGTGCCGGTGGGTTTGTCTTGATGCAGCCCGCCCCCATCTGCCACATACAAGATGTCGTTTTCGGCAAGCCCTGTGAACCCAGAGATGTTCGTGTTGTAGGTTCCCGTCATGATGGAGAACCCGTCCTTTCCGTCGCCCGTGGTTGTGAGCTCGGTTTCTGCGATGCCGATTGCGGGCATCTTTGCCGGGTCGCTTGCGTCGGCAATGCCAACCAAGATGCGCTCACTGCCTCCAATCTCACCACGCGAATACAAGGGAGTTCCTGCCGCGATCGTGGCGCCTTCGTCATTCCTCACCGGGAAGTGTACCTTCTCGGCCGTGTCTGCGTCGCCACCCCCTCCAAAGGTCAACGTAATTTCCCCGTCCCCGTCGTCGGTCAAACTTCCGTCGGGTACGTTGATGGTGGCCACGCTCAACACGTCGGGCGAGCCGTCTTCCTCACGCACCCTTAAAAGGCCACGCGCCTTGAATGATGGCGTGGTGCTGCCTTCGGGTTCAACGCCTGTGAGTGGAGCGTTGCACGAGTCGTAGGTGTAGGGTACGGAGATAGCGATGTCAAGCAAACACCCAGCTAGGGCGTTGCTCTGCGATTCTTCAAGCGGTGTCACCGAGGCGTTGACGAGGTCGTAGTGAAACCCAAATTGGAAGATGTTACCTCCGTTCTGGATGTCGGCCAAGATGTCCTCGGCTACCTGCTCGGCGTTTGAGATGTTCTCCTTTTGATATTCCACCTTATCCGCCTTTGATGGAGGCAGGGACAAGATGTAGACTTCGAGGTTGTAGGTCTTGGCCTTCGGTGAGTTATAGTCCCCACCCGTGTACACCAAGTGAAGAAGCGGGTACTGCTCGAATTTCTCCAAGTCGACGTCCGAGGGCGACCCATACGAGAACGTCTTGATGAAGAAGTGGTCGTCGCAGAACTCCTGAAACTTGGAGACGATATTGTTGAATGTGATCATGCGATTCGGTTCTTGCTTGCTTGCTCTCTTTTGAAGTTCAAGTCCTTGAGGTAGGCGAGGTGGGTGAAGGCG